AGACAGAGACGTTCTTTATCTTGGAAGAATTAACCCAATAGCTACGTTTGCTGATGTAGGTACAGTAATCTGGGGTAACAAAACACTTCAAGTAAGAGAATCAGCACTTGATAGAATCAACGTAAGAAGATTATTACTACAAGCTAGAAAATTAATTTCTGCTGTATCTGTAAGATTGTTGTTTGACCAAAACGACCAACAAGTAAGACAAGACTTCTTGAACGCGGTTAACCCAATCTTAGATTCAATAAGAAGAGATAGAGGTTTATATGATTTCCGAGTAACAGTATCTAACGATACAGAAGATTTGGATAAAAACCAAATGACTGGTAAAATCTATATTAAACCTACAAAATCTTTAGAATTTATCGATATCACATTCTACATTACACCAACTGGTGCGTCGTTTGATGATGTATAATAAATTAAAGATTATTATAAAGTGGGGGTCATTGATCCCCATTTTTTATTTTATGTAATATTTATTAATATGAATTATAAAAAATTAGTAAAAGATATTATTCTTGAAATTGCTGTAGATAGGAGATTAAGATTATATGGTTTTGACTGGGACGACAATATTTTGGAAATGCCTACTAAGATTTATTTAAAAAGTGATGAAGGTAACGTTGTTGGAATGTCTACTGAAGACTTTGCAAACTATAGATCACAAATAGGTTCAAAACCTTTTAAATATAAAAAACACATAATTGTTGGTTTTGATGACGATGCTTTTAGGGATTTTAGAAGACCAGATACTTTTTTAAGAGATACAAAAAAAGCAATATTAAAAAATAAAACAGCACCAAGTTTTAAAAAATTTAAAGAAAATTTAATTTACGCAAATCCGTTTTCAATAATTACAGCAAGAGGACATGATCCAAAAGTAATTAGAAAAGGTGTTAGAATGTTTGTTGATTATGTTTTAGAACCAGAAGAAAAAGAAAAAATGGTTAAAAACATTATTTCAATGTTTAAACATGAAGAATTATTTAGTAAAGATTTTATAACAAAATTAAATAGACTTAATCAAGACCAATTAATTGATTTATATCTTGATGAAAAAGGTGATTATTATCCAGTATCGTCAGAAGAATTTGGAGAAAAATTTGGTTTGGACACAAGTGGGGGTGCGGCAAATCCTGAACACGCAAAAAAAGTAGCGCTTTTAGATTTTGTTAACAAATACGATGAATTAATTAGAAGTGGGAAATATGTTAGTGCTTCATTAGGTTTTTCAGATGACGACCCAAGAAATGTTAAAGCAATGGTGGAATTTATTCAAGATGAGTTATCTAAAATGTATCCAGATATAAAATTTAGAGTTTATGATACTTCAGAAGGAGGATATAAACAAATTAAAATAGAAACTGAAAACAATCAAGAAAATAAAAATGAAGATGAATTAATGTTAGAAAGTGTTATTAATAGGATAATATTTAAAATTAAATCAAAGTAAATAGAAAAATTTTTCACAATCATATATTTATCAATAAAGAAAAAATAAACATTAAAAAAAATAAAAAACTATGGCTGATTTATTAATGAAAATGCCAGTTCCGTATGAACCAAAAAGACAGAACAGGTTTATCGTTAGGTTTCCATCAAGTTTGGGGATTAACGAATGGTTTGTTGAAAGTGCATCAAGACCGTCAATTAAAGTAGGTTCAACAGAAATCCAATTTCTAAACACTTCAACTTATGTTGCTGGTAGATTTAACTGGGATCCAATTACAGTTAAATTTAGAGATCCAATTGGACCTTCTGCATCACAAGCTTTAATGGAATGGATGCGTTTATGTGCTGAATCTGTTACTGGTCGTATGGGTTATGCCGCCGGTTATAAAAAGAACGTTGATTTGGAAATGTTAGATCCAACTGGGGTTGTTGTAGAAAAATGGATTTTAGAAGGTACATTTATGACAGACTTGAATTTTGGTTCTTTATCATATTCACAAGATGCAATTGCTGATATTTCAGCAACACTTCGTATGGACCGTTGTATTTTGGTATACTAATTTACTTCAAATATTATTTACTACCCACATAATTTTTGGTTATGTGGGTTTTTTATTTACAAAAAACATATGTAAAGTATTTTTATAATAAAAAAGAATATGGAAACTAATGTTAATGAATATGGTCAAATGAATTTTAATTTACCACACGATGTGGTACCACTTCCATCCGGAGGAATTTTCTATCCAAATAAAAAGAAAAGTGTTAAGGTTGGGTATTTAACAGCTGCCGATGAAAATATAATAGTTAATATGGATACTAATAAATCAATTAAAGAAACTATTATTCTTCCATTATTAAGAAATAAATTATATGAACCAGATTTAAGACCAGAAGATTTATTAGACAGTGATATTGAAGCAATATTATTATTTTTAAGAAATACTTCTTTTGGACCTGAATATGTTGTAAAAGTAACAGACCCACAAACAGGAAAATTATTTGATGCAACAATTTTATTGGATGAATTAAATATAAAAAAGAATGAAGTCCAACCAAATGAAGATGGGACGTTCACACTTATGTTACCTAAAAGTAAGTCAACAGTAAAACTTAAACCATTAGTTATGCGTGACTATCTTGAAATTGAAAGAATTTTAGATACATATCCACAAGGAAGAATACAACCAACAATTACAACAAGACTTAATAAGTTAATTGTTGAAATAGACGGAAAAGCAAACAAAGGGGATATTGCCAAATTTGTTGAAACAATGCCAATTTCAGATTCTAAATATATTAGAAGTTTTATGTTTGAAAATGAACCTAGACTTGATCTATCAAAAGAAGTTATAGCCCCGTCTGGAGAAAGAGCAGTAGTATCTATTGCTTTTGGGGTGGAATTTTTTCGGCCTTTCTTCTCAATATAAGTTAAGACTCATTGATGAGTACGTATTTCTTGCTAGAATGATAAAATTATCATATAGTGATTATCTTATTATGCCAACATATTTCAGAAGATATGTTATTGACAAACTTGTTGAACAAAATCAAGAATAAAGTATTTATAAAATAAAATAATAAATATTATGTTTTCACCAGTAGGAGATAATTCAGGTCAACAAGAAACCCAAGTAAAAGGTAGAACTGGTGAATTTGCAGCAGGAACAGCTACAGCCCCAAAAAATTTCGAAGATTACTATGAAGCAGCCGCAAAAGCTGGTCTTGATTTAAAAGCGCAAACAACCAATTTTATTAGTTTAGTTGGGGGTAATATAAAAGATATTTTAGGTCTAGAATCACAATTAGAAAGACTAATCTATTTAGACGAGCAATCATCAAAAATTAATCAATCACTAGGACTTGGTATAGAAAAAGCTGGTGAATTTAGGCAGTTAGTTGCTGACGCTGGAGCTAAGTATGCAGAAATAGGTTTGAAAATGAACCAGGTAGCCGATGACTATATGAATATTTCAAAGTTATATGGCACAAACATTTCAATGACAGATGAACAACTTTTTGATTTAGCTGCAACAACAAAAGTTACAGGTGTAGAAATAGGTAAGTTAGCCGGAGCCTTCCAAGGCATTGGTGGAAATTTAAGATCGATACCAAGTGAAATGATGAAAGTTGTAAGAGTAGCAAAAGAAGCTGGTACAATAATTAAAGATGTTACAGCAAAAGTTGCTGATAACTTAGGAAAAATGAATTATTATAATTTCCAAGGTGGTATCACAGGTTTAGCAAAAATGGCAGCCCAATCAACAAAACTTGGTGTTGATATGGGTAAAATTTTTCAGTTTGCCGAAACAGTTTTTAATCCAGAAGGTGCGATTAAAACAGCTGCAGCAATGCAAAGACTTGGTGTATCAACATCAGCATTACTAGACCCATTAAGATTAATGGATTTATCAGCAAATGACCCAACTGAATTACAAAATCAAATTGTTACTATGACCAAAGATTTTGTTCAGTTTAACCAAAAACTTGGTAGTTTTGAAATTATGCCTGGCGAAAAAAGAAGATTAAGAGAAATTGCCGAAGCACTTAATATGACTGTTGATGAATTAGCTAAAATGGGAACTGCCGCGGCTAAGTTAGATTATAATATGAAACAAATTAAATTTAGACCTGATATGTCTAAAGAAGATAGAGAATTAGTTGCAACCTTAGCAACAATAAATCCAGAAACAGGTACGGCAGAAATTCAAATTAAAAGAATGGAAAAAGATGCTGAAGGTAATGAGGTTTGGACTGGTAAGATGGATACAATTAAAGCTGGTGAAATGACTACTGACCAATTAAAACAGTTAAGAAAAGAACAAGAATTAGAAGGTGCAACAATGGAAGAAATTGCGAAAAAACAACTTGGTGAACTAGAAAGACTAAACGCCGCCTTTGATGCAACTAAAAAAGCAACAGCTTATTCTATAACAACAGCACAACCATCTCAAAAATTATATAGTGAATTAACAACTGGTGCCAGGGAAAAAATTTTCCAAGACAAAGATAATCCAAATAAAGATGCTTTTATTCCAGAAGAATTTAGAAGAACCGAAAATCAAAGAGAAATGTGGAATTTTTTAGCAAAAAAAATGGGTGATGGTGGTAAAGAACTTATCAATAAAATTAGTAAAATAGAAGATATGAATGATTTACTTGGTTTATTTACCGATGTTTCATCAGGACTTTTAGAGTATTTTACAAATTCAGGTAATTCAGGTATGATGAATGATTTAGATAAAATGAAATCTTTTTTTAGTAGTGGCGGAGCAAATAACACACCAAGTTCTAATAATTCATCTTCTTCAAATATTTCCAATTCATCAGTTAGCACAAATAACAATGTATCAACAAATAGTAACACAAATACTAATGCAAATACTAATGTTAATAACAATATTAACAACCCAAGTTCTAATATTAATTTATCAAATAAAGTTGATTTAACGGTAACGATGGATCCAGCAATAAAAAATGAAGCATTAACAACTTTAATGGGTAACGCAATTACCAAATATTACGAAGACCCAAATAAAATGGCCGAATTTATTAAAAAGATTAATGATATTCAAACAAGTAATAATTTAATTCCAGCTTGGTATAAACCATAATAAACTCATAATTACATTTCAAAAAAATTATTTATAATCTATTTATAAATAAAACTCAAATTAATGTCTGAAAGTTCATTATCGTTCAATTCAACTTCTTCATTTAGGAATAACCTAATGGGTAGGAATTTACAACCCTATAATGTTCCTGGTGCATATAGTCCACCATCTGGAAATGTGAACTATGAAGTATCACCAATGAATGATAGCTCAGTTATTGATTCACCAAATGATTTAATTGGAACAACGGTACAAGCAAACCAACTTTATTCTTTGAATGAATATGGACCAGAAGGTGGTTATAATAATATAATATCAACAGATGGAGAACCTTTACCAGTAACACCAAATCAAGGTGAGTATGGTCAAGACGACGCACAAATAGATTTAGTAAATGAATTTTATATTGATTCAGCATACATTAAAAATATATATGGACCAGAAAGTGGTTACAAAGATTTGGTAATCATTACTGATAACTTTAATAATTTACAGTACTTTTCACCATATGCAACATCAAACGGTAGTGTATTTCAATCAGTACCGATTAATTTCCTTTATTCAATATATAGTCCTTTTGAAATTTTAAGTTCATCAAATCCAACAGGAACACCAGGACCTTTATCACAAGATTCATTACTCGCACAAATTGGTGCTAAAAAATTAAAAGAAGCTTTTGAAAAAAGAATTGCTGATGAGGTAAACAATACAATTAATAGTATTGTTAATTTAGATTCATTACAAGACCCTTTTGAAGCTTCACTTGTTGCATCAGGACAACAACCTTTAATAAATAAAAATTGGAAAATTACAGTTCCAGAAAATCCTTTACTTGCAGCTGTTTCTTTTGCAAATAGATTAAGTGGTACATATTTTCCAGTATCTTTAATTCCTGGTGACTATTTTACAAAACCTTTACAAGGTCAAAATGGTCAAACACAAGGAGCACTTAATGTTGTTAACAACCTAACTGGTGGTGCTTTAGGTTCATTATTACCAAGTTATAAAAACCCTTCTGTTTTATTTTTAGAAAACACAGGTTACGGACAAAAATCAGTATTATTTAAAAGTATTGAATATAACATATATAGACCGAATTATAATAAAGGTTTAATACTTGGCGTTACTGACGCTGTAAATAACTTGTTAGGTGGAAACACAGACGCTGGTGGAAGTGGTTATTATGTTGGTAGTGACCAAGCAGAACCGTCAACAATAAATTCACCGGCAAATGAAATTCCAGTTGATAGATTTGGAAATCAACAACCAAGCCCAGTATATGGTCCAGATACTTTAGGTAAACTATATGAAGGAAATGAAGATAAAATTAAATTTGGATTAGCTGGAAAATCATATTCAAATCAAGGTGGTATTACAGGACAGTTTACTTGGGTATCACCAAAGTATAAAGATAATTTAGGATTTAAAGTTGCACCAGGTGGTGACCCAGTCCAACCTCAAGACCAAGAATTTGATGCGGTTAAAAATGAATTTAATGCTGATACAGAATCAACTGGTTTTGAATTTAAAGGAGGTTCAATACTTGATAATACACAAAGATTAATAAATGCTGCAGATAATGTAATTGGTGCAAAAAGATTACAACACGTAGGAAATGCAATTAATCAAGTTTCGAAAGTATTCAATGACGGATATAAAGAAATGACAAAAGGTTCACAAGTTATTGCATATTATGATAGTGTTACTGATTCGGAAACAATAGGTATTGAAGGAACTGAAGTAGGTAGGGAATATTGTAGAGTATTCCAAAAAGATACACCATATCTTACTTATGCTGATTTACAAAAAACAGATGGTATTACAATTTCAGGTAGAAAATTTCATAATTCTGTATTAGATAACACATATAACTTAAATATAGCACCATTAAGAAATCCTGGGTCAACAAATATATTTGACCAGAAAGTTAAAAAATATATGTTTTCTTTGGAAAACCTTGCTTGGAGAACATCAAGTGAACCAGGTTATACATATGATGATTTACCAGTATGTGAAAGAGGACCTAATGGTGGAAGAATTATGTGGTTTCCACCGTATGATTTAACATTTAGTGATTCATCAACCGCTAACTGGAATCCAACATCTTTTCTTGGAAGGCCAGAACCAATACATACATATAAAAATACAACAAGGACTGGTTCGATATCTTGGAAAATTGTGGTTGACCATCCTGCTATGATGAACACAATTATTAGAAAACAATTAGATAAGTTTTCACCAGAACAAGTTGATTCAATTATGGATTCTTTTTTTGCTGGTTGTGTAAAATATGATTTATACGATTTAGCGGCAAAATTTAATACAATTCCAGTTAATCAACTATATGAATATCAAAAATTATTAGCAGACCCTAGATTAACAGATGAAGAAAAATATGGTATTTTAGATGAAATACCTAAAAATCCTGAACCACAAATTGACGGTTCAGCTGGTGGTGCTGATGATGGTGGTATAAGCACCGGTAACAATGAAAATATTCCAAATAATAATGGTAATGGCGGTACTAATACAACAGTTGTTACTGACCAACAAAAAGAAATAACTAATACTGAATTATCAGAGTGGGTTGGTTATGCGTTTTATTTTGATAATGATTATCCATTCGGGTCTGGAAGTTGGGAAACAACAGTACCTAATAATCAAGATTACCAATATTGGTATGATATCTACTTGAAAAGAAAAACTGTATATAGTTCAACATCAGCACCCTTTAAAGTTAATAGTGGTGGTGCAATATTTACAAGAGCTGAGGTTATACCATTTTTTGACCAAGTAATAATTGGGAATTTTAAAAAAATTAAAGATGAATTATTACCAAAACTTAAAGAAATTATTATAGACCAAGGTGGTACTGTGATTTTAGAACTACAAGGTTCTGCATCAGCACCGGCTTCGGTTGGATATAACGACAATCTTTCACAAAGAAGAAATGATTCAGTAAAAAAATGGTTTTTAAAACAAAAATTAGGAAATGACACAATTGCAACATTACAAAGTCAAGGTAAGGTTAAATTTAAATACACAGCAAGTGGTGAACAGTTTATAATACCACAAACAAATAATGGTGCCGGAAAAGGTGTTAATTGTACCAACAATATAAAAGATGTTAATTTAGGATATGTAACTAATGAATCACAATGGTACAGTGTTCCAGCGATGGTATGTCGTAGAGTTGGGATTAATAGAATAAGTGTTCAGGTACCAAAACCAACACCAACCCCAACACCTTCACCACCAGCACCAACACCACCAGCACCGTCACCAACACTACCAATACCAACAATACCAACACTTACACCTACACCAACATTAAGTGGTGAAATTGTACCTATTCCACCCCCAGTAACACCTAAACCAGTTGACCCGGCAAAAAAGATAAAAGAAGGAATATCAAAGAAAGTACTTAGATTTTTATTTTCTGAATGTGATTATTTTGATTTGATTAAAGAAGACCAACCAATGGTACTTGCAAGTATTCAAGATAAGATAAAGTACTTCCATCCGGCATTTCATTCAACAACACCAGAAGGTTTAAACGCTAGATTAACATTTTTAAATCAATGTGTTAGACCTGGTCAGACAATTCCTGTAATTGGTCCAGATGGTAAACCAAAGTATAATGATGCAAGAAATACATCATTTGGTACACCACCAATATTAGTATTAAGAGTGGGTGATTTTTATCACACTAAAATTGTACCAACTCAATTACAAATAACATACGACCCTTTAATATATGACATAAACCCAGAAGGTATTGGTGTACAACCGATGATTGCAAAAATTTCATTGAGTTTTGATTTTATTGGTGGACATGGTTTAGCGGAGCCAGTTGCACAATTACAAAATGCGTTGTCATTTAATTTTTATGCAAATACTGAAATATATGATGAAAGATCAGTACCAACAGAAAGTACAAAAGAAAAAGATGAAAAACTTGTTGCTCAAATTTTATCAACAAAAGAAACACCACCACCACCAATACAAGTAACTAGTGCTGATATACCAGACATTATAACAAATAACGGTGGGTCAACAATTGGAAAAATATTATCAACAGTTTCTTTTGATAATGGTGAATACGAAGAAGGTGAAATAGAATATACAGATATATTTAAAGAATTGTCTGATAAAACTAAAAATTATTTTACAACAATTTTTGACCAATTAAAAACTGTTAACAACGTAACAAACTACGCCTATATTCAATATTTTTGGAAGACAAGAAAATATAACAATGGTAAATTAGCACAATACAATGTAGGTGATTTTGAAGAAACCGAAATTTTTGGTAAACCAGAAAAGGTTGAAAAAATCATTAGTGAAAAAATTAAAGATGCAATAAAAGATATTAAAGATGACCAAAACCCAATAATTTCAAAGGTTAAGGCAAATCCATTGGAATTTCCAGATTCGGCTATAAGACAATTAAAAAATAAACTTATAGATATAGTATCACAAAGGGAAGATGAAATAAATGAAGCTTTGGTTGGACCACAAAATGAAATAACAAATTATCAACAAGATTATGTACAGACTTTTAGAAAATTAGACGTTGTTAGTAAAGAAATTGATGGTTATAAATTAGATACTGGTAAATATAAAGTTTACAATCTAAAACTGACAGACCCTGTAACTGGTGATACTTTTTCAGACATTTCTGAAAATTATCAATTTAAAACAAAAAATATACTTTTAGATTATTTAACTGATTTAGATGAAGGTGGCGTTATAGATGAAACAGCTATTGATAATTCAAATGATTTTTCACCTGTTCTTTTTGATAAGTTTGAAACATTTGAAGAAGCAAGATTTTATTTGGTTATGTCAACAATATTTACAGACGATGCAAAATACAAAATATTTGTTGAAAGTTTAATGACCGAACTAGTTAAGAAAAATACTTTTATGGAACTTGATATTCGTGAAGAATGTGAAAGATTAAAAACTTTGTTTATTGAAGAATTTGATGCTGAAAAAAAACTTATTGATATTTTTGAAAATAGTCCGTCATATGAAGCCTATAAAAATTATATAATTGAACCATTTGATACTAAATTAGCCTACTCAACTAAAAAAGATAACAACTATAAAGATAATGAAAAAATTCTAAAACAAACATATTCAGATATTAATATTAATAACGATAATAACTTTAATAATAAAATAACATTTAATTGATATGGCACAACAATATTATAATAGATATGCAATGTTTTTACAAAATGGACAACAAACTGTTGTACCATATGTTAATTTACAAAGTAAACCATCTGATAAAAAACATATATATAGATTTGGACAGTCTAGATTGGATAAAATATCACAACAATACTACGATAGTCCTTTATTTGGTTGGTTAATTATGCAAGCAAATCCAAGATATACTGGTATGGAAACAAATATACCTGATGGTGCTGTATTGACTATTCCATATCCGTTACTAACTTCTGTACAAGAATATAAAAGTGCAATAGATAACCATTTCTTTTACTATGGAAGATAACTCAGAAAATATATTAGTTGAATTTGATTATCAAAACATATCAGTAATTGATCCAAACAAAGTAATTGATTCTGAAGGTAAAATCAAAGATAGAGAAATTAAACACGAAGATTTAGTAATGTACGCAAATTTGGAATGTGCTGTACTTCCAAGAACTAAACTGGCTGTTGGTGTTCCAGCAAATGAGGCGGTAAGAACAATTTCTGTTGGTAAAATTAATTTTTTAAATCCTGGTTTTAAACAATTTTTAGACACGAATTGGTCTGACGAATTAACAGGTAAAGGAACAATAGAAGGTAAAGGTGTTAATCAACCAAAAATAACTATAACACAAAATCCAAATTTATCTGACGATTATTATGTAAACCAAACATTATATTCAAATGGTGTTGAAGGAAATGTTGATAATGGTTTATTGGGTATTACACAAATTAATATTGATTATGGTTTAGAATTTATGCCAACTATTTCTATAACATTTGAAGATGTTAAAGGGAGAGCCCTATTTGAAGCCGGAAATAATTCACCCTATGCAGCCTTTTTTCAATTACCGTACCCAATTTTTTATTTGACAATAAAAGGATATATTGGTAAAGCAGTAAGACTACCATTAATGTTACACACTTTTAGTAGTTCTTTTGACCCTTCTACTCATAATTTTAGAATAAATTGTCAGTTTTATACTTACAAATATACAATTATGAATCAAGTTAGTTGGCCAGCAATGTATGCTGTACCATCAATGTACCAACTATCAATAACAAAACAAAAAACATCGTCAACAAATTCTTCTGGTGGTAATTCACAAACAGAAATAGTTACATCTAGTTTAGGTCTTCAAAAAATGAAAGAATTGTATCAGGAATATAAAGCAAAAGGTTTAATTGATGAATCTTTTCCAGAAATAACAATACTCCAATTAAAAGAAAAATTAGAAAAATTAATTGTAACAATAGAAGAAAAATTCAAAAAACAAAATTTAGATAAATTAAATAAACTTGAAAATTATTTAGAAAATTTTAATGAATATCAGAGTAAAGTTTATTATTATTTAGGTCTTGATTCTTGGAAAAATAAGTGGTTAGATAATGAAAATGTTTTTATAAAAAATGACAAACAAAAAACTATTTTATATAGATATAAACCAGAATTTAATGACGCAAATAGTAAATCGACAGCTATAACAGAGTTAGATGGGATAATAAAAGAGTATAACAATAAATTAATATCAAATCCTGTTGTTGGCAAAGACATACCAATTCCAATAAAAGTATCTACCTTTTTTCAAAATGTTAATATTGGTGAAATCAATGTTTCAGAAACGTATAATAAAAGAATTGGAAAAACCTTTTCAGGTTTAACAACAAGTCAAGAATACATTGATTACAGAAATTCATTAAATAAAGAAATTTCTGACTATAGTAATGTAGGACAATACCCAGGTTTAGCTTTTTTTGAAGGACCAAAATCTTTTATAGAGTTAATGAACAAAATAAAAGAAAAATATGAAATAAAGAAAAAAGAAGTAGAAGATGGGATTACAAAAGAAATACAGGCAGAATTTTCAAACCCAACAAACGGATTAGGTTTTCAACCAACAATAAGAAATGTTTTAGCTGTATTTTTTGCTCAAGGTGAAGCTTTTTTAAGAATGATGGACGATGTCCACACAAAAGCTTGGGATTTAAGAAATGATACAAATAGAAAAAAAGCAGTTTTTAATACAAGTACAACAGCACAAAGTGTTGATGTTAAAAATTCAGAACTAGATTCTCCAGTATATCCTTGGCCACAAATAATAAAAGAATCATTTGAAGAAGGTAAAGAAAAATACATATTATCTTATCCTGGCGATGATGATTTAGCTTTACAATTTAACGCATATAATCCAGAAATTTGGCCGGAAGTACAATTTGTTGAAGAATTTTTAAGAGGTTATACACAAGTTAGTCCGCCAAAATTTGACAACGGACCAACTGGTAATTTTATAGAAAGACCAAATAGATTTAGTTTTAATGCTACTGAATTTACAATTGGAAATGATGTTTATCAAAATACAGAAGAAGTAAAATTTTTCTATGAAATTTATGAAAGAATGTTTGTAAATTCTTTTTATTCTAAATTTAATCGAAAAAGTATTAAAGATAATAATATACAACAATATGTTGGTGAATCAGAAACAACAGACATACTTAAAGCTATAAGTGATGATAACCCATTTATAAGTCAAAAGTTAAAAGAATATAATATAAACGCATCGATTTATCCTAGTTTTTTAAGACACATCTCAAACCAAGGAGAAGGACAAAGTTGGCAAAACTTTATTCGTGGTGTTATTAATACTCCATATTTAAAAAATGATACAGACGTTTCATTTTTTATGTACAAAGGTTCTATTCTTGACGAAGATAAAGCACTCCCAAATGTAGGTTTAACAAATGAACAACCAGTTATAAATTATTTTGGTGGTTCTGTTATTAATGATGAATATGATTTTACAGATTTATATCCGTTAACGGATTTAGACTGGTGTAAAGATTACTTAGCAAATGGTAAAGCAATCCAATCAAAAGTAGATGTATTTAAAACAAGTGATACTTTAGAATACGATAAGTCAATAAAACTTATAAAAAACAAAAATAATCTTTCACCTATTTTAAATTTTAATTACAAGAATAGTGTTTTTGATCAAACACTTAATTTACAAAATTTAGAAACTTTTTATAAAGAAAGAAAAATTAAAGAACAATATGCAACGGAAGGTAATGTGGTTTATGAAAACTATGATGGTAAACTTGTTGCTAAACAAACAACTTCATTATTTAATACACCATACTTTGCAAATGCGATTCAAAAAGGTTTATTTGAATTTAGGTATAGTTTAATTGAAAAGTCACCATATAAGGCCGCAGCTTATTTATTTTTGAATAGTTTACCTCTGGCAACATTAAGAGATAAATATCGAACATATAATTCAGATGGTTCTGTTGTGACAAATAGTTATATTCTACCATCTTTAAAAAAGTTTGGTGCAATTCACGAAGTACCGTACGCTTGGGTGTTAAAATATGGTGGAATTTGGCATAGGTACAAAAAATTCAAACTTGATGGTGTTGATATCTTAGATGGAATTTGGGAAGATACAGATTATGTTGGTAATTACGACCCAGCTTTTTCGTCAACAACAACACAATATAATGTACAGGTTGATGGTACAAATTATGATATAGTTCTAGATGGTGTTAATACTTCTGGACCTAATCAAAAAACAGTAATAAATACTGGTTTTTATCCTAAACTACTTGATGACTTTCACGTATTTTTTAAAGGAACAAAATTATTTAGTCAGACATCAAATATCGAAGGTACATATTACGTTACTGGTAACACACTTGAAGTTGTGTCTTTAAATTTTATCGCATTAGAACCAGGATTAGTCTTATCTGGCTCAACTTTAGCACCAGGAACAACAATTATACAACAATTAACTGGTACAACTGGTAGTACTGGAACATACATAATTAGTCCAGTACAAGGGATTGTTGTTTCACCACCAACAGTTGCACAACCTTTTATTGTTACAAACAAACCAATACCTGGTTATCAAAATTCTAATATACAAGATGCCTTAAATGAAAATTTTAGAATGGTCCCAACAACAAGTGCATTAATTAATGAAGGGCCTGGGATTCTTTCACCAAATAGTTCATTAATATGTCTTCCTTGGAGTTGTTATACATTAACACCAGACAAAAAATCAATTTATGTTTTACCATCATTTGGTTCAAATGTGAATCAAGCAAAACAAGAATGTTTTAATAACAATGGTAGTATGAAAATTGATATTAGTAACAATCCTGCAGTACACAATGGTGCAACAAGATTGTTCTGGAAAGCACCAAATTATGGTTATTTTGATAATTCTAAATTAGCAAAACCTCAACCAGATGAATACATAAGGGAAATTTTTACAAATGAAGAAGAACAACAAAACTTTGGAATTTTTGGTGACCCAACAAAGTATTCAAAAATAAGTGAATTGTTTACAACATTTACACCAGAAATTCTAGACCAATTTGAAAATCAATTTTTATTATTTAGTAAGTCTGTTTATGACTTTGAAAGTAATTTACAACCAAGAGAAGAAGAAATTACTGTCGAAGAAACTAATGAAAATTTTCAAGGTCTAATGAGAACTATGTTTAAAACAATTAACCCTGAAGGTTTTACAGGAACAGCACTAATAAATGAAATAACTGAAAATCAAAAAAAGTCATTTCAAAAAACCATTGAAACATTTATGGATTATCAAGTTGTTTTTAAATATGGTAATCCATCAAACTTTGATAAAAAAATGTTTTATACGTTTTCAACAGACTTTATTGAAGATCCTTACACTTGGGCTGGATATGTTCAAAATTCACCTGGTCTTTTACCAACACAAGGTGGTACAATAACATTAGCTCAATCAAAAACACAAAGTCCAGAAACTTGGAAAGCGTTAGAAACGTATGTTGGTTTTTCTGAAATACCAGAATTAGAATATACAAATAATGGTTCATACATTACCGATTTCTTTATTGATATGGACATGGAGTTCACAGAAAATAATGTGAAATTTTATGCACCAATGATTAAATTGTATGCAACACAAAAACTAAAAGACCCAACGTTAACAATGAATAAGTTTTTTGGTCTTATGAATAGTTACATAGCAGACAGTGAATCTTATCTTAATTTAATTTTGGATAACACCTTAACTTCTGTCAGAAACAAATTAGGTAGTGTATCAGTAAAACAAAATCAAGGTGGTGTAAAATTTAAAGAATATCTAGGTGAAATATCTAGATATGAAATGTGGGATATGTTTAAAACAATAAATGATACTTGGATTTCTGGTGCTGATTTAAAAAGTAAAACACTTTTTGAAGACGTTTTATTAGTTGATAGAGCCAGTAGAGACGTTGGACAAAAAATATTTGTTGATATCTTCTTACTAAAAGATAGAATAAGTCAGTGGCTACCATCAAATAATATGTTGGGTATTGTTAACACGATATTTTCAGATAATAGATTTACATACTGGATTTTACCAGCATATGCTAATTTCTATAATGTACAAGATGTTTCAAAAAACCCAAACCCAAGACCAGAAGGAACTTTGGAATTTGCAAAAACTTTATTTGGTACACATACAACAGTTGATTATAGAGAAACAGGTGCTAAAATAGTTGCAATGTATGCACATGTAGATAGTAAACATCTAGCTATGAATACAAACGCCGACTATAGATTCAGAGATGATGCTTTTGATTTAAGAAGAGCTAGTGATAATCCACTACTTGAAAGTCAAGAAGGAAAAACAAATTGGGACAAATCAAATAAAGTAGTTGGGTTTAATGTAGATTTTGGACCACAGAATCAACAAATATTTAAACAAATTGATATTGGACAAGACGTTGGTGAAGCAACTGCAGAATCCCTTCAAATGTTAAATCAAATGGCAAATCAGTCCAGAAATAGAACAACAGCATCACAAAGTGTTTCTTTGTATAACATATATAGAAATAGAAGTTACAAATGTTCAATAGATATGTTAGGTTGTGCGTTAGTACAACCAACTATGTATTTTAATTTAAGAAACATACCTATGTTTAGTGGTCCATATATGATTACAAATGTAAGTCATAGAATTAGTGAAAATGGTTTTGACACAAGTATTGAAGGACAAAGACAACCATTTTATAGTATCCCAGCAATAGATTCGTTATTACAATCATTAAGTACAAATATTCTAACAACAATTAAACAAAGAATCAAAGAAGAAGAAAATACTAAAAAAACTAATGAAACTAATAATGTTATTAAAGAAACTTCCGAAGCAACTAACAAAATACAAGAAGGTAATAAGAGTCAACCTTCACAAATTCAAAACTGTTCAACAGGATTAGATTCATCATACATAAACTATACCGCAACAACCCCAACACAAACCTCAATAAGTTTTAGCGAAGCATATTCAAAAATTTCAGAAATAATTAATCAACAAACAATAGGCGGTGGGGCAACACCACAACAAGTTAGTGGTGTAATAAATACGATATTTTCTTTAATCTACATATCTAGTTCTAATGGACAAAGTTTTACAACTTATAATTATAATTTTGCAAAAGTACCTTTAGTTTTTGGTTATGGTGATTTATCTAAAAAATATTTTGACCAAAGCTATATTTGTTTAACAATACAAAACAATCAAGTACCATTTGCTGTTTTTTCTAATTTTAATGAACATATTAGATTTTTAAGTGAAAAATATACACAAAAGATTTTAGCATCACAAATAGTAACAACACCAACAGATTCTGTAACAAATACACAAATATATATTGAAAAAATTGCAGAGTTTTCAACAAATAGTTTTCCTAATGAAAATTCAAATTTATGGCAGTCATTAACAGAACAAGTTAAAAAACAATATATTGAAAAAATTACTGAGGCTATTAGTTTTGTTTTAAGTAACCAACCAAAACCAGTTGCTCAACCACCAGAAGAACCTAACCCACCGATATTCTTGGTTGAACCAAAATACACAATTAGTAGTCCACCTCTTTTAGAGTCATATACGATTAAATTAAATCCGGCTGCTGATAAAAGAAAAATATTTGCGGCTAGAATGCTTATATTAGGAAATTCAAACGCACCGTGTGTCGACACTAGTGGTGAAATTGATGTAACTGATAAAGTTATAAATGGGGACACATTTACAATGGAAATACAAGAAATACTTGATGAGTTTGGATGTACCACAGGTCAACCATCACTAAGTTATAAAGGAACATATTATGCTAAATTTGAAATGTTGTCAACACCAATAAAATCTGATGGTAGTCCTGACCCAACAAGACAAGATTATTATAAATTTTTCCCATTAACATTTTCTTTTTAATAAAATAAGATATTTATAAATAAAAAACTATGAATACAAAATTAATATTGGATAATTACTTAGGTAAAAATACAAGAATATCAGAAAAAGATGCTGGTAATGGATTTAAAGAAGTTTGTGATTTAGATACTGGTGATTGTTATACGGTAAGAATGAAAGACGGTCTTATTGAAAGAGTTGATAATACTATGAAACAATTTAAAAAAATTCAGGTTGAAACAAAATCTGGAATAAAAACATTATTAAACGGATAAGATGAGTGTAGAACAAAAAATTCTTGAAGA